AAGTCTCAAGCCAGACGTGACGCCTCAAGCGGCACTGGGTCGAGCGGAAGGGCAAAGCTGCCTGAGTGTTGCGAAAAAGCAACGACTTTGCAATGACGGGTCAATGGGCGCGTTGGTTTGGGTTGGGTTTATTTGTGTGCAAAATCAGTGTCTTAAGGGGAAATTGGCGGAACAGGTGGGATTCGAACCCACGGGGCCATCTCTGGCCCGACCGATTTCAAGTCGGTTGCCTTAGACCACTCGGCCACTGTTCCGGGTGTTTTCCTAGCGGGTTGTGGTGGGTTTGCCAAGGGTGATTGGCGGGGTGTTGCAGGGATCTGGCATGGTGCGTTCTTTTGGTTAATATATTGAAAATACAATAATAATTGACTTTTTCGCGCCGAAGATATAGAGATGGTCGCATGCTAGAAGAAATGCGGCGAGCGATTGATCGGGGGGCACCCGGGGCGCTCGCTTTTCCATTTCACTCGTGCGGAGGCATGAGAGGCGGGCGGCAGCAGGATGGGAATGGACTTCTCTGCGGAAGAGAACGGGCCTGAGGCTTTGCTGAGGGCGACGGAAGAGTATTACCACGAGATCGCGCTGGAGCTGGCCACGGCCACGCGAAGGCTGCGGGATGGCGAACTGGGCGAGGTGAAGGCGGCAGCGCAGGCCGTGAAGGATCTGCGCGTGGCTTTCCAGATGGTCATGGATGAAAGGACGCGCGTTGACAAACTCCGCAAGCAGGTTGCCGGGGTCGCAGGAGGCTCTGGCGGAGAACTGGATTTCGCCGCGGCCCGGGCTGAAATCGGGCGCAGGCTGGCTCGCCTCCGTGACGCCGGCGGTGGTGGATGAGTTTCTGGGCGGGCTGAGCGATGAAGCGCTGCTGGCGCTGCCGTGGATGTTCGAGTTCTGGGCGCTGCCGCACCAGCTTCCGCCTGAGGGGGCCTGGAAAACCTGGGTCATCATGGGCGGACGCGGGGCAGGCAAGACGCGGGCCGGGGCGGAATGGGTGCGCGCACAGGTGGAAGGTGCGCGCCCCGCCGACCCCGGCCGGGCCAGCCGGGTGGCGCTGGTGGGTGAGACGCAGGATCAGGTGCGCGAGGTGATGATCTTCGGCGACAGCGGGATTCTGGCGTGCTCGCCCCCGGATCGGCGCCCGCAATGGGAGGCGGGGCGGCGGCGGCTGGTCTGGCCGAATGGCGCGGTGGCGCAGGTGTTTTCGGCGCATGAGCCGGAAAGCCTGCGCGGGCCGCAGTTCGACGCGGCCTGGGTGGACGAGCTGGCGAAGTGGAAGAAGGCGGAGGAGACCTGGGACCAGCTGCAATTCGCGCTGCGTCTGGGGCCGCATCCGCAGCAGGTGGTGACGACGACGCCGCGCAATGTGGCGGTGCTGAAGGCGATCCTGAACAACCCGTCCTCGGTGGTGACCCATGCGCCGACGGATGCCAACCGCGCCTATCTGGCGGCGAGTTTCCTCGATGAGGTGACGGCGCGCTATGGCGGCACGCGGGCGGGTATGCAGGAGCTGGAGGGCATTCTGGTCGAGGATGCGGAAGGCGCCTTGTGGACGCAGGCGATGCTGGAGCGCACGCGTGTCACCGAGGCTCCGGCCAGGGGGCGGGTGGTGGTGGCGGTCGATCCGCCGGTCACCGGCCATGGCGGTTCGGACGAATGCGGGATCGTGGTGGTCAGCGCGGTGACCGAGGGGCCGGTGCAGGATTGGCGGGCCTGTGTGCTGGAAGATGCCAGCGTGCAGGGCGCTTCGCCCGATGGCTGGGCGCGGGCGGCGATTGCCGCCATGCAGCGGCACGGCGCTGACCGGCTGGTGGCCGAGGTCAATCAGGGTGGCGATCTGGTGCAGGCGGTGATCCGGCAGGTTGATCCGCTGGTGCCGTTCCGGGCGGTGCGGGCCTCGAAGGGCAAGGCCGCGCGGGCTGAGCCGGTGGCGGCACTGTATGAGCAGGGACGGGTGACTCATCTGCGGGGGCTGGCGCGGCTGGAGGATCAGATGTGCCGGATGACGGCGCGGGGGTATGAAGGCCGTGGCTCGCCCGACCGGGTGGACGCGCTGGTCTGGGCGCTGACCGCGCTGATGGTGGAGCCTGCGCAGCGGCAGGCCAGCCCGCAGGTGCGGCGGCTGTAGGCGCCTCCGGCGGGAGTATTTGGACAAGAAGCAAGAGGCTCCGGGTCGCGCGCGCTGGCGTGCGGGCATGGTGGGCTGTTGCCCGGATGAAGGAGAGCGGGATGGTGTTCGATTTCCTGCGGCGCACCGAAAGGGTGGCGCCGGAGCAGAAAGCCTCGGCCACGGGGCGGGTGGTGGCCTTCGGGCTTTCGGGCCGGTCGGTCTGGAGCGCGCGGGACACGGTGAGCCTTGTGCGCAACGGCTTTCAGGGCAATCCGGTGGGGTTTCGCGCGGTGAAGCTGATCGCCGAGGCGGCGGCGGCGCTGCCTCTGGTCTTGCAGGATGCCGAGCGGCGCTATGAGCAGCACCCGGTGCTGGATCTGGTACGGCGACCCAATCCGGCGCAGGGGCGGGCGGATCTGTTCGAAGCGGTCTATGCGCAGCTTCTGCTGTCGGGCAACGCCTATCTGGAGGCGGTGCCGGGCGCGGGGCGGGTGCCGGGCGAGTTGCATGTGCTGCGGTCGGACCGGATGAGCCTTGTGCCGGGGGCAGATGGCTGGCCTGTCGCCTATGACTATACAGTCGGCGGCCGGGTGCATCGGTTCGACATGACGGGGGAGGTGGTGCCGGTCTGCCATATCCGCAGCTTCCATCCGCAGGACGACCATTACGGTTTCGCGCCGATGCAGGCGGCGGCGGTGGCGCTGGATGTGCATTCGGCGGCGAGTGCCTGGTCGAAGGCGCTGCTGGACAATGCGGCGCGGCCCTCGGGGGCCATCGTCTACAAGGGGGGCGACGGGCAGGCGGTGCTGAGCCCCGATCAATATGACCGGCTGGTGACCGAGATCGAGGCGAACCATCAGGGCGCGCGCAATGCCGGGCGACCGATGCTTCTGGAAGGCGGGCTGGACTGGAAGCCGATGGGGTTCTCGCCCAGCGACATGGAGTTCCAGAAGACCAAGGAGGCAGCGGCGCGGGAAATCGCAATCGCCTTCGGGGTGCCGCCCATGCTGATCGGGATTCCGGGCGACGCGACCTATGCGAATTATCAGGAGGCGAACCGCGCCTTCTATCGGCTGACGGTGCTGCCGCTGGTGGGCAAGGTCACGGCGGCGGTGTCGCATTGGCTGGCAGGCTTCACCGGCGAGGCGGTGGAGCTGCGCCCCGATCTGGATCAGGTGTCGGCGCTGGCGGTGGAGCGTGACCAGCAATGGGCGCGGGTCGGGGCGGCCGATTTCCTGACGCAGGCCGAAAAGCGGGCGATCCTGGGGCTGCCACGGCTGGTGGAGGAGGAATGAGCGGGCGCGAGCGGGCCTCGGGCGGGTCGCGCTATCTTTACGACAGTTTCGATGCGGCCGCGGCGCGGATCGAGGCGAACGAGCGGGTCGCGGAGGAGCGGTGGAGTGCGCTGGAATACCGGCTGACGCAGATCGACGGTGCGCTGGAGCGGCTGGAGCGGCGCATCTGGCTGGGGGTTTACGGCGTCGCGGCCTTCCTGCTGGCACAGGGGGCCGAGGCGGTGCTGAAAGCGGCGATGAGGTGACGGGCATGGGATATATCACGGGCTTCGGCGCGCCGGAGCGGAAATTCGTGGCCTTGGGCGACACGGCTGAGGCCGGGTTGCGGGTCACCGGCGGCACCGAGATCGAGGGCTATGCGAGCCTGTTCGGGCGCCGCGATCAGGGTGGCGATGTGGTGCAGGCGGGGGCCTATGCCGGATCGCTGGCGAGGCTGGGTGCTGCGGCGCGGCGGGTGAAGATGCTGTGGCAGCACGACCCGACGCAGCCTATCGGCATCTGGGACGAGGTGCGCGAGGATGGCCGGGGCCTTTGGGTCAAGGGGCGTCTCTTGCCCGAGGTGGCGTGCGGCCGCGAGGCGGCGGCGCTGCTGGCGGCGGGGGCCATCGACGGGCTGTCGATCGGCTATCGCACGGTCAAATCGGAACGCGACGGGAAGGGGCAGCGGCTTCTGACCGAGCTGGAGCTGTGGG